AATAAATGGCAACATATAATTTAAAATACAACAAAGACGATTCAGTTATCAGACATATTATCATAGGTCTTTTAGCTGATTTAAATAGTAAACTTAGTTTCTGGAGACAAATCTCTAATGAAGAACGAGCTGTTGTAGATGTGCCATTTTTTTATGCAGTCTCTGGTGATGAAAACTTTATTAAAGATAATTTTTTATTTTCAAATGTAAACGGAGAATCATGTGATCCAAATGGAGAATTCGCAGATGGTAATTACGATAAAGTACCAAGAGGTATAGTAAACTTATCTTCATTTTCAATAGATCCAGGTAAACTTGTTAATAAGAGAAATTTAGGTAATTATACGATGATGAATCAAAGCGGCTTAATGGAAGGTTTTGTTGCTGAATTTGAAATGATTCCATGTGTAATTAGTGTCGATGTAGAAATATTATTATCTAGTCAATTAGACATGTTTAAGGTTACTGAATCAATTATTAAAAACATGTATAAGGCTAATTTCTTTCACGTTGATGCAGGTCACTTAGAAGATGGTATGTATAGAATTTCATCTGAATATATGATGCCAGATGATTACACACAAGAGCGTCCAATTGAATATGGATTTGATGATAAAGAAAATCATAAAATTACATTTAGTTTAGAGATTAATACTAATATACCTTCATTTGATTTTGAAGATGACATTTACACTAAGTTTACAAGATCTACTTATGAAAATGGCGTTACTGGTAATTACGGAGATCCTAATACATTAGCACTTGATCCTAATCAATTCTATGAGGGTGACTTACCAAATCCAGTAATATATTATGACACATCTGACTGTACGATATGGACATGGAACGAAGACTTAACTTCTTGGGTATTAACGGGTACGGATTGTGATTTTGACATGAATAGTTTAGGCCAATTAATAAGCATTAATACACAATTATTAAGAACTTCTAAGAGAAGAAAGAATTCTAATAGAATTTTTAAATTTACAAATACATCAGATTATGGCACTAATGTTTTAGACAAAGATAAGCCTATGATGGGTGACATAAATGATGTTGAGGCAACTGATCTACCATTCGATGAATAAAATAAAGATATATATAAAAAATTAAATAACACAAATGGCAAATTTAAACAAAGGAATTATTTCACCAGTTATAGAATCTAAAAATGGTTTTGTATTTCATGCCGGTGGACAAAATTTCAGAATGACGGGAAGTCATATCGAAAAAGTCACTAATGTTTCAGAAGAGTTTTCATTTTTAGTTAAAGCAAATGAATTGTTTAACATCACTAATGAGGGTATTTCTTTTTACTATGACTATAACAATAAGAAGACTATTTCTAAAGTTAATGAATCAGCATTAGATAACTTTAATGCGCTAGTAGAATTAGATAAAAAGATTAATTTCTTAAATGAAAACATTAAATCATACAAAACATCTGGTAAGAAATTAGCAGTAACTGAAGTTGAAAATGAATTAGCAGTTTTAGAATCATCAAAACTTAATTTACTTACAGAATCAATTGTAGTTAAATTATCTTATAATGTATCTGAGAATAAGTTTTATGCAGGTAATGTAGAATTAGCATATTCACCATCTCTTCCTCTTGCAGAATCTTTATTAGCCGCAGCATATATTAAGTATAATGATAAAGCATTGATCAATTTATTTGAATTTGCATCTAAAAATTATAATCATTATAATGTATTAGAATTTATTTCAGAATCTAGAGACGGTGATGTTAGAGTTTTAGCAATGAGAGCTGATAACAATATGTTCGTATACAGAATTAATGAAGCTACTAAAATTGAAAAATTCACAAAACTTTTAGCAGATGCAGCGATAGAATATGTTGCTGAAAATACAGGTGCAGATATTACACCAATGGTTGAAGATATTTTAGAATCTTACAAAGAAAGAAGAGCTGCTAAATTAGCGAAGACACAATTAATGCATGAAATGATTGCATTCTTAAAAGATCAGAAAGGTAGATTATCAGAAGCAAATAGAAATTTACCAGATATTAAAGCAGCTGACAATTTATTAAATAGTGAAATAACTAGAATCTCTGAAGAATTAGCTGATTTACAAAATGAAGATCTTTTAACGAGAGATGATGGCTATGTTAGCGCAGAAACAACAATAGAATCAGAAGATTTACCACTAGGATCTAAAGTTAAAGTAGATGCTTTAGAATTTACAGGAAAAGGTAAATCAGATATCTTAACGGTTTTCGTAAACGAAGAGCCAATGAGAATAGAGAAAAATAAACTTAAAATCGCAGCAGAAGATTCGATTTAAACATGTATATTATTATTTAAAAAGCCCATTTGGAAACAATTGGGCTTTTTTTAGTATAATACTAAACATATATAAAGATTATGCCCAGAAAAAAGAATTATTTAAATAATAAAGACCTTTATAACGAATTAGTAAAATCTAAAGAACTAGATAAATTAACGCCAACTGCAGAAAAAATGTTGGTGCTTTTAGCCGAAAGAACTATTAATAGATTAAATTATGTTAACAGTGACGACAGAAGTGATTGTCTTCAATTCGCGTTATTAGATCTACTTAAATATTGGAGAAACTTTAATCCAAAATATCCAAATGCGTTTGCGTATTTTACAGAAATTGCAAAACGTGGATATGCTAAAGGTTGGAATAAAATTCACCCGCAAAAATATAAAGGAACTTTATCAATCGACAGAATTACTACTAATGGTGGAAGCGATGATAATGGTGGAATGTTTAATATTTAAATGTCAATAAAGAATCTCAAACCAACCGGAAATTCTGGATTTGTACAAGGGTATTTTACACCAACAAATCCAGAAAAATACATTGGGCCAATTCCAATTATTTATAGATCTTCATGGGAACGCAAGTTCATGATCATGTGCGATACTAGAGATAGTGTAATTAAATGGTCCAGTGAACCAGTTGAGATTAATTATATATGGTCATTCGATAAAAGAGAACACAAATATTATCCAGATTTCTATATGAAAACTAGAGGTATTGATGGAGACGAAGAGTTTTTAATAGAAATTAAACCAGAGGCACAAATTACAAAGCCAGCTCCACCTAAAAAGAATAGTCAAAAGGCACTTAAATCCTATAAGTTTTTAGCAGAGCAGTATATAAAAAATAGAGATAAATATAAATATGCAAAGGCATGGGCTGAAAATAGAGGTTGGAGGTTCATAGTTCTAACAGAAAAGTCTCTTAAATAATGGGTAAAATAAAAAAAGAAATTAAGGATTTATCTAAGGAAGCTGGCGGTAAAACTAAAGCACGAAGAAGTGCAGAAAAATGGTTTGCTGAAGCTTCTAAATCTATTAGAGATAACACTGTAGCAAAACACAGTAAACCATTTAGGGTCGGAATGATTCATGTATTTAGATATGAAAAGCCTAAGCATATTAAAACATTAGAATGGTGGGATATGAATCCGGTTGTGTTAGCTATGGATCCACATGAGAGTGGTACGGACGTTGGAATTAATCTTAACTTATTACCAGTACAGATGAAAGAAGATCTATTAGATATGATCTATGACAGAATGGCCGGCCAAATCAAATCTAAAACAGGAAGATCTAAAGAAAACAATGCATTAACACAGGGTGAAATTAATCTAATATACAAAGACGCTGTTAAGTTTTTAAAACAATTTGGATTTGATTTTGCTATTAGACAATACATACCTCAACTAAAAAAGAATCAAAAAGTAGTTTCTTATGAAAGTTGGGCTAAAATAGCACTTTGCGATTTTCAAGACCTAAATGGTATTGGGATTAATGAAGTTAAAAGACAATTTAGAGAGCACCTAAAAGCGCGCTCAAAAAGAAAAGATATATAAACAGAACATAATAATATAATAGTATGGCAGGATTTAACGACAGAAATGGACCATTGAGCAATGGATCAAGACCTTTTAGCATTTCAAATGCTCTAAAGTCATTGTCTTCGTTTGGTATGCGCTATGATGATTTAGTCCTAAGACAATCACAAGCAATTGGACCAATGGAAGCCGAAATAGGTTATGGTCAAATGAACCCGTTTGGTGTAGACTCAGATGACATTTATGGTGCATTTGCAGCAATGTCAATGACAGACACTAATTTAAGATCTAATATTCCATTTTTTGATCAATCATATGAAGGTAAAAGAGAAGAACTTAGAAGATTTTCACTTAATGATGAAGTGGAAGATATTTTAGATATTCTGTGTGATGAGACCATTGTATATGATGAGAAAAACTTTTTCTGTTATCCTGAAATTTTAGGTATTGATATTTCAGAACAAGTAGACAAAGATCTTAATAAATACTTTAGACAAATCTATCACTATTTTGGTTTTAATTCTGATCAATCTGCATGGTATTTCTTTAGAAAATTCTTAATTGATGGTTACCTTGCATTTGAAATAATTTATTCCCCCGACCAAAAAGAAATTATTGGTTTTAAAGAATTAGATCCAATCACACTTATTCCTGGTTATAATCACGATGATGGTAAAAAGGTTTGGGTACAATACAAAGATGATCCAGTTAAAGAGCGTAAACTTTACGATTCACAGATTATCTATATTTCGTACTCTTCAATTACTACAGCATCAAGAGTTTCATATATTGAGAGATTAACAAGAGCATTTAACTTGTTAAGAATTATGGAACACACTAGAGTTATTTGGGCTGTGACCAATGCTTCATTTAGAATGAAGTTTGTTATCCCAGTTGGTGGTAAATCTAAGACCAGAGCAAAACAATCGCTTTCACAGTTAATGAACTCATATAAAGAGTCAGTTGATTTTGATTGGGAATCAGGTACTTTGGCTACAGATGGTAAACCAATGTTACAGTTTAGTAAAGAGTATTGGTTACCTTCTAAAGATGGTGATTCACCAGAAATTGAAACACTTAACAGCGAAGGACCAGATCTATCAGATACAGAAGCACTTAAATACTTCTCAGATAAATTAAAGCACGTTTCAAAAATTCCTTACTCAAGATTCTTATATGAAGATGGTGGAGGTGATTTTAACCTTGCAGCCGATGGTATGATTAGAGATGAGATTAAATTTGGTAAATTTATCAAACGTCTAAGATCTATCTTTATGGAAATTTTATCTAAGCCACTTTATATTCAAATGTGTCTTAAATATCCTGATTTTACAAATGATCCTCAATTTAAAACTCAAATTGCACTTAGATTCAATGAAGAAAATGTCTTCTCAGAATTGAAAGATATGGAATTAATGGAGAAGAGACTTGACTTTATAGGTACAATGAGAGATAGCCTAATGACAACTAATCAAGAGACTATGGAAGAAGAATACTACTTCGATCAAGAATACTTAGTTAAGAAATATCTTAAATTAAGTGACGATGAGATTAGAGCTAATGAAGCATTTAAATCTAAGTTAAAGAAGAAGACTGCTGAAGAGCCAGAGGCTGAAGATCCATTCGCAATGTAAAAATAAAGATAAAAAAGATATATAAATTATGAAAATTATTAAAACATTTGAAGACTTTATCTCTGAAGAAGCACTAAGAGCTGGTGAAGATTCTAAAGTAATTATCGACGAGATTACTTTGGATTCAGGTTCAACTATTAAAGCTGCTGAAATTTTAGGTGCCATTACAGCATCTATAACTGATGAAGAGTTTAAGCAATATTTCTATGACAATTACGGAGAAGCTGCCTTTGGAGAAGGTGAGATAGATCAATTAGTAAAGATCTATAACGACAAGCAAGCCGAAGATTTAGAGGCTGAAAAAGAGGCTGAAAAAGAGGAAGAAGAAGGCGCAGAAGGCGGCGACGATCCTCTGGCTGGAATGTAATAAGATATTTCAATAATAAAGTATGATATATATTAAAAATAGAAAAATAAAATATTATGAATAATATTAACGATTTATTAATCGTCGAGATGTCTTCATCCGCTCTGAATGTTACTACATCAGAGAATAAAGATTATATTCTAGAAGGTGTTTTTGGTCAAATTGATCAAAAAAATAGAAACAATCGTATCTATACCGAATCTGAATATGTTCCTCAAATTGAAGCATTACAGGCAAAAATTGGAGCTAGCAAATTATTGGGTGAATTAGATCACCCTGCGCAGTTCGACATTTCTTTAAAGAATGTATCGCATATCATTGAAGAACTAACTTACGACAAAGAGAGTAAAGAAGTAAGAGGACGTATCAAATTATTAGATACTGATGCTGGTCGTCAAGCTAAGGCTTTAGTAGATGCTGGTGTTCCTTTACAAATTTCATCTAGAGCAGCGGGTGCCGTAGAATCTAATGGACAAGTGAAGATCAAACAATTATTTACGTATGATCTAGTCGCTGATCCAGGTTTTGAAAACGCTGAACTAAAAAGAGTTAACGAATCTTATGGTTACGACAATGATGGTTTATTGTCTATTTACGAGATTAATAAAACAAACTCTGATGAAGAAAACATTGAAAATCAAAATACAAACATAGAAATAAAAGAAAATAAAAACATGGCAGAATTTGTAAAATCTGAGGATTTCAATAAGTACTCTGAGTATTTAGCGAATGAAATCAAGACATTAAAGGAGTCTATTGAAGCTAAAGATGCTGAAGTTTCTGAAGACAACTCATTAGAAAATCTAAAAGAGCACAATGATCATATTGTAGAAAATGTTAATAAATTAACTAACTACGTTGAGTATGTTGCTGGTAAATTAGATGAATCTATTCAATACACAGAGCACGTTGCTGAAAAAGCAGATCAAGGTATCTCTTATTCTGAGTCTTTGGCTGAGAAATTAGATCAAGGTATCTCTTATACAGAACATGTTGCTGAAGCAGTTTCTAAAGTTAAAGATTTCGCTAACTATTTAGCTGAAGCACATAATGAAGGAGCTACATCACATACAACTCTATTAGAGTATGTTGAATACCTAAAAGAAAACTTACAATCAGTTTCTGAATATGCTGAATACATTGCAGAATCTTTAAACGAAACAGTTGAATCTGAAGAAGTTGAAGTTGAAGTTAACGTTGAAGCTGAAGAAGAAAAAGAAGAAGACGTCGAAGCTGCTGATAAAGTAGAAGGCGAAGAAGCTGCAGAAGTAGTAGTTGAAGAAGAAGGTGAAGAAGTTGAAGAAACTGAAGAAGTTGAAGAAACTGAAGAAGTTGAAGAAACTGAAGAAGTTGAAGAAGCTGAAGATCCTGCTAAAGAAGCTGACGAAGCTGAAGAAACTGAAGAAATCGAAAACATTGGAGATAATTCAGAAGAAGGCGCAGTTGCTGCAGATAGCGATGAAGCTGGTAAAGAAGTTGAAGAAATCGAAGGCGAAGAAGTTGAAGCTGGAGATAATTCAGAAGAAGGCGATGTCGAAGGTGAAGAAGCTGGCGAAGAAGCAGAAGATTTAGAATCTGATGCAGTAACTTCAGATTCAGAAGTAGAAGATGAGGTTGATGCGGCTGAAGCTGGTGAATCAGATGAAGAAGCAGAAGGCGAAGATGGAGCACATGATCCATTAGAAGCTTATAAATCAGAAATCTCTTCTAAATTAGACGCTTTAGTTGAAAGTGCAACAAGAAAAGAAAATGAATCTCCATCTTTCTTTAGAGTTGTTTCTTCTGCAACTAGAGAAAAATACAACACATTAAACGAAGCTGCTAAAACTGAAGTTAGAAACACTGTTTCTAAAAGAGGTTTCATGACAGAATCTGAAATAGTATCATTAATGAATAGCGCACAACTAATTGTAGAGAGTGCAGGTGAACAACCATTCTTTATTAGTGCAATGCCAGCAGAATATACTGAAGCATGGGCAAACTTATCAGAAGCTAAGCAGACTCAAATTATTGCTCAATCTAAATATCATACATTGAATACAGAATATCAAGTTGCTAATTTCTGGCAAACTAGAGACCTAAGAGATACTTCAGTTGTAATGGAAAAAGTAGCAATGGTTACAGAATCTAAAGAAGAAGCTAAATCTACATTAGGATATGACGTATCAGATATGGCAGATGCATTCAAAAAGAGATTTAACAAATAATCAAAAAGAACACTGATATATAAATAACAATCGACGATAAGGGTGACAGAAGCAGAAAACCCATTAAATGTCGAGTTTTTAACTAAACACAATTAATAAACAAAAAAAAACGATCATTAAAAATGGCAAATTTATTAAACGAAGCTGAGATCAAGAATACATGGGCACCGATTATCTCGGAAGCTACAGGTATCAACGAATCTAGCAAATTAGCGTGGATGTCGACTTACTGTCACAACCACAAACTTTATGAAGACGCGAACATCATGTCTTTATCTAACAACCCTGGCCCAATGAACTTAACAGGTATGGGTGCAGTATCTTTCCCTGCAGGTGCTCCGGCTAACGGTGCAGCAGGTGCAGCTACTGGTTCAGGTGACAAAGCACCAACATTATTGCCTTTGGCAATGCAAGTTGCTGCTCAAACTATCGGTCTTGACTTGGTACCAGTTGTACCTATGGCAGGTCCTATGGGCTTATTGTCTTACTTAGACTTTACTTACGAAGGTGGTACTGTTGCATTAGGTGGTACTGCTCCAACTTACATCAAGTCTGATTTAGCTGCTGCTGGTACTGACGTATTAGTTGGTGAATCAAGAATTGATGGTAAAAACATCATCAAAATTGTTGACGCTATCACTGAAACTGAAGCTAACGTTGCAGGTAGATACGCTGACGCTGTATTGGTTGCTGCATTAGAAGATCATATCCCAGGATTCTCTGGTGCTGACGCTAATGGTAAGCCAATGTCAAGAGAAGTTGGTGAAAGAACTGCTGATAAAGTAATGGGTCTTTCTTTATTCTCTAAAAGTGTTGCTGCTGAAACTTTCCAAGTTGCTGCTGCAGTTACTAGAGAGCAAGTACAAGATCTTAAGCAATTCGGTGTTGACGCAGTAGCTCAAGTTGAGGCTGTATTAACTAACGAATTGACTCAGTCAATCAACAACCACATCTTAGCTAAGATGAGAGCTATCGCTGAAGAAGGTATTTCTACAGTTGCATTAACATACGGTGAAGGTGGTAACACTTACGGCGATGTTAACAGAAGAGTCTTAACTAACATTCTTGCTGCTGCGAACTTAATCGCAAACAGAGGTAGAAGAGGTGCTGGTAACTTCGCAGTTGTTGGAGCAAAAGTTGCTTCTGCATTGCAATCAGTTGCTGGTTTCGTACCAAACCCAATGGCTAACACTTTCAACCAAGTTGCAGGTGCTATCTACCCATTAGGTTCTGTTGCGGGTATCAACATCTACACTGATCCTAACTTAGAGTGGGAAGGTGCTACACAACAAGTATTAGTTGGTAGAAAAGGTGATGGTAACGGTGCTGGATTAGTATTCATGCCTTACTTAATGGCTGAATCAGTTCAAATGATCGCTGAAGGAACTATGGCTCCTAAAGTAGCGGTTAAATCTAGATACGCTCTAGTTGAAGCTGGTTTCCACCCAGGTACTCAATACCAAAAATTCACAGTTTCAGGTTTACAACTATAATCTTAAACTAGAATAGTTAATATGAAAGGTCACCTTCGGGTGACCTTTTTTTGTTTAAAAAGTTTTAAATTTAAAGGGGATATATAATATAATAACATCACAATAGATAAATTAAACAAACAAATATTATGAAATTAAAATCTAAATTAAAACTTTACGAAGAATTCGTAAATGAATCTAAAGAATCTATCGATAGTGTATCGGTTGATCAAGTAACAGTAGATGCTACCAATACATCTGATGCTATTAGAACAGAAGTAATCAGAGATGTAGATACTATACTAGATACATTGGCAGAATTATCAGATAGAATTGGAGAATCTGCTTCTATCGATTTAGAAATAGACGAATTATACGAAGAGTTATTTGACTTAACAAATGTTTCAGAACTTAATGAAGGTATATTAGATTTTATTAAGAGTCCTATTAAATTCATGAAGATTAAGAAAAATCTTAAAGCATATCAAAAGGCTCTAGTACAAAAAGCAATTAACGATGTTGATTTTGCTAAGAAGAAACAAGTCGGAGACGCTGACGAGAAAGATAAAAAGAGAATGGAAACTTTGAAGCAAGCTAATCAAGCTAAAAACAAAGCGTTAGATGATCAATTATCTGCTATTTCAGAGAGAATGACTGAATTGTCAGGCGGAGATGAAGGCTTAGGTAAAGTAGTTTCTATCGGAAAAACTAAATCTAAATTAGCTGCAGCTAAGATAGTAATGAAAGCGACTTCGGGTGAAGAGGCAAAACAACTTAAATTAGAAATTGACACTTTATCAGATAGAATCGCAGCCGATGAAAAATCTCTTAAGGATTATGCTAAAAAGCAAGAACCAGCTGATAAATCAACTGACGACAACGCAGGCGATGACGATAATACAGCTAGTAAAGACCAAATGGATAGTTTAAAAGACGACGAACCAAAAGCTAAAAAAGACGACAAAGCTGCTGCTGACAAAGCTGCTGCTGACAAAGCTGCTGCTGACAAAGCTGCTGCTGACAAAGCTGCTGCTGATAAAGCTGCTGTTGATAAAGAAACTGTTGATAAAGAAACTGTTGATAAAGAAACTGTTGATAAAGAAACTGTTGATAAAGAAACAAACACTGAGAAATTAGACGCAGCTGTAACTAAGGCACAGGAAGCTAAAGACAAATTACCAGAAGATGCAAGTAAGCAAGATAAAGCTAAGGCAGATATAACATTATTTACTGCAAAAATCGCGGTGGCCAAAGCTAAAGGCGAAGATACTAAAGATCTTGAAGGAAAATTGGAAGCTGCTAAAAATACTGCAGCTCTAAAACCAGTACCGGTATCCGGCGAGCTAACTGAAGAAGGTGTAGAAATAGATTTATCATTTGAAGCGTCATTAGTTGAAGCATCATTAAACGGTTTAATGGCATATGACAACGATGGAGATGACTACGCATATCTAAAACAACAAGCTAAGAAATTAGGTGTTAAGGTTAGTGTAGTTGAAGATCCATTCGGAGATGGTTATGATGAGTTAGATTACTCTGGTGATAAAGCAGCTATCTTAAAACTAGCTAAAATATCAGGTCACGATTCAGATATCACTAGCGGCCCAGAAGAAGGNGGTTATTGGATCGAAGAATCAGTAAAGGAAGAAATGCCTAAGACTATTAAATTAGATGAGANCATGTCAATTGCTGACAGATTCAAGGCATTAATGTAATATTAAAGACGACGCTTAGCGTTCTTCTTTGCAAGTTTAAGAAACTCCTGTCTCTCATTGAGCAGGAGTTTTTTACATTCCTTGCGAAACTCAATTGAACTTTTGAGGATGCGGCTGTCTATCATTGGTGCTTTTAAAACATCATGATATTCAGGGTGAACAAAGTTTTCCAAATCAAAGTTCATAAATTTAGCTTTAATTGGTTTTAAACTCACAGCGCATTGCCAGTCTACTATATTACAATTTTGATGTAGAGTCTCTTTATCTACCATAGATTGAGTAGTATTATCCCAATATTTTTTTAGTAATGTAACGTTCTTAACTGGTGGTTTTTGCATTCTAAGTACACAATGTACGAATTGATCATCATCAGACCATCTCTTTATGTGTCTGTGTTCTACTAGGAACTGTCTGAAGAACTTAGTTAACGGCGCAAGTATAATACCGTATCTATTACGTGGATTAGGACCAGCAGTGCGGGTGATATTAATATGTGAGTATGATCTTGCCATTTAATATATTTATCATTGAAACCTTTTAGCGCTTGATGGTATAATTAGTAAATATATTAGATACATGAATTCAATAAACCAACTCTTTACAGAGAAATACAGACCATCTAATCTAGAAGAACTTATATTACCAGAGAGAGTAATGTCAAAGTTTAAAGATGGTTTAGTTCAAAACATGTTGTTCGCAGGTTCACCAGGTACAGGTAAAACCTCATGTGCAAAGGCAATCGTTCAACAATTTAAGTTACCATATCTATACATCAACGCATCGACTGACACGTCTGTTGATGTAATTAGAACTCGAATTACAGATTTTTGTTCTACTGTTTCTATCATGGATGCACCCGGAATGTTTAAAGTAGTTATTCTTGATGAGGTTGATGGTGTATCAGATCAATTCTTTAAGGCACTTCGTGCTACTATGGAAACATTTGCAAGCAATAGTCGTTTCATTGCTACCTGTAATTACATTAATAAACTACCAGATCCAATCCTTTCAAGATTTGAAGTTATTGATTTCGACTTTGATAAAGCAGAAGAAACTGAATTAACAAAGAAGTACATTAAAAGAGTATATGAGATTTGTGGTAAAGAAGGAATGACAATTGAAAAACCAGCTTTGGTTGAATTTGTTAAAAGAAACTTTCCAGATCTTAGAACTACACTTAATAAATTACAAGGTTACAAAACACAAGGCACATCGAATATTACAGCAGAAGATGTAAAGAAATTCAATTCAGTATACAAAGATGTATTTGATTTGGTATTTAATGAAACAGATCCAGCTAAAAATTATCAAACGCTTGTTGGTAATTATGCGAACCGAGTTGATGATGTATTACAAACTCTAGGTGAAGAATTTATTGAATACATCCAACAAGAGAAAGGACAATATATAAAACATATACCGCAAGTTATTATAACTGTCGCTAAGCATCAAGCTCAACGAGTTCATGTTATAGATCCTGTAATTACAATGTTAAGTTGTGTATATGAAATACAAAGTATAATTAACTCGTAAATAATTTTTTAGTCTCAATTTTTTTTAGTATATTGGACTAAATAAAGAAATATAAATATGAAAGTGGGAAAACATACACTATTAATAGACGGTAATTATTTCGTATTCAGTAGACTATTTGTTTTACCGAAACCTAAAACAGGTCAACTGTTAGGTGACGACAAACAAAAGTCTCAATTTATGAGAAAATTATCTATTGATTTTGCATCTGAGATGCGTAAATTAAAAATGTTCGTAGACGACGTGGTATTAACAGTTGATTCTAAATCTTGGCGAAAGGACCTTTATCCAGAAGCTGACTATAAAGGTACTAGAAAGCAAAGTAGCAATGTAAATTGGACAAATGTATATTCAGTATACGAAGAATTTCAAAATATATTAGCTGCTAAGGGCATTACAGTACATCAAATACAAGGCGCAGAAGCAGATGATGTTATTTTTGGATGGTCAACTGCATTAAACAATAGAGGTAAATCATGTATTGTTTGGTCAGGTGATAGAGACCTTATTCAATTGGTTAATTATTCTAAAACTAACGATGCTCATACGCTTTGGTACTACAATACTAAAAAGTCCTTATACGCATATGAAGGATTTACAGAGCACATGGAATCTTCTGTTGCATCCGAAATGACAAGCGACGACCTTTTATTTAATATGGGAGGAGAGCATATGACGCGCGATGCGTATCAAAACAATATTCTAAATTGGGTCAAAGATCTTAAGATACAAATCACAGAAGTAGATTGTGATAGATTTATCTTCAATAAAATATTAATAGGCGATAAATCGGATAATATTCAATCTGTTGTAACATGGCAAAAGGAAATGAAGAATGGTAAACTTAGAACGTATTCTATTACCGAGAAAATGGCAGATACCATTTATGATCAGTTTATTAAAGAATTAGATAATTTCACAATAGAATATCTTTTTAACACTGAACATAGAAGCGCATTAGCAGATATCATTTACAGAGTCGTAGGTCATACTAATACAACTCTAATTAAAGCAGCTTTATCTAATAACATAGCACTAATGCTACTGCACATTAAAACCATCCCAGATTCTATTCAAGAGGCTATTTATTCTGCAATCGATAAAGATTGGGAAGGAGCTTTAGAAAATGTAGAACAGTTTATGGATATGGAAAAAATATTAGAAGGTACAGCTTGGTTAAAGGATAAAACAGGATTTGGAGTAGATGCCTTTGCGGGTATGGATATTCCAAATGAAGATAAACCACAACCAATTAAATTAGTGGGTAAGAAGACACAAACTACTGATAAAAAATTAGAGCCTACTAAAAAATTATTCTAGATTAATATGACGCTAGACGACTATATACAAATAGAAGAGATATTAACAGAATCTAATGCACATGGTCTTAGAGCAGAAGTTCATAAGACGGCTTCTCAATTTATAAAAGAAGGTTATGGTCACGTAGAAGCACATAACTTAGCATTTAACGAGTGGATTAAATAAACATTCACTCTACTTAACATATAATAGATATGCTAGACGAAACAAAATTATTTGATTTTGTGAAAATTATGTTCACAAAACCAGACCAATACAGTAATATTAAAAATCATTCAAAGAAGCGTCATCATTTCATGATCAATCGTTTTTTTGCTATTAAATATCCATCTAACGCTAATATGTTTAATGTTAATGGAATTAATGGTGGAAATGTAGTAGAATCATGGTCTATGGTTGCAAA